ACCACTGATAAAGCAACATGACCATTGCTATCAAGCGGACTATAATTAACAGGCGTTGAACCATAAATTGACCCAACGCCGTCTAATCCAGGACGCAAAGGTCGCAAATATGGAATGTTAGACATGTACCCAACGTCAATAATGGCTTCATGGGATTCCGCCAAATCCCAAACGTATGTATATGCTGTGTTATACTCTATTGGGGTTAAAGCCGACGCCGTGATGCCATTAGGATCAAAAGTTATGCGCAAACGCCCCTTATGGAACGTAGACGCAACAGCGACAAATCTATATCTCAACGACCCCCTCCATTGGCGAAATGCTTGCATTGCATAGCCTAACGGCGACATTGCTATTTGTTGTGAACCCCCAGTACCTGGACCATTGGCCCAATATACTGGGTTAACATTAGCATAAAATATGTTGAAATCAGGCGTTGCAGTTGAATTCCACGCAAATTTTGTAATATACGTTTCTCTCTCCACTATAGAAGATAATAACATTTCATCCTTGCGTGCTAACCCAACAATACTAGGATCTATTGTTACTTCCTGTTTATCGTCCAAAGTCATTTTAAAAATGGGATCGTGCTGTGTCGCACTGGCCAAATTTGGATTTACTCTAGGCACCATATACGTCATATCACTAACAATGTTGGGCTTAGAAAAACCTAAAGCCACTGCAATTTTGTGCCCATAATGTAACACAGTCTGTGACGCTAAGGCATATGGTCGAATCCAAGTTATGTTTGACAATAACCCGGCAACATCTGCCAAAACGCCTAATGGTTTAGAAATTATACCTTTACCATATTCGTCTCCAGACTGAGGAACCAAACTTGGTAAATTTGAACTTGTTGGAGCGCCAAAAACAACATTTTCTGCCCAACACATAGCAGTTATTGTTATACCATCCTGTGTTGTGCTCATACTTCGTAAAGGTGAAACTTCCGTTACAGCAATAAATCCAGTAGTTAAATGTTCACCTAACGCTGTATTAAAAGCATTGTAATGGTGAACGTAAGGTAACCTCAAACAACCACCCTCACACGAAGTAGGATTTAAAAACACGTGTGGAGGTTGAGACAAAACAACCAATGATGGCACCATGTTAATTAAAGTTGCAGGTGTTAGTAATGTGTCACTAGATGAATTGGATACGGCAGTAGCCATCCACCGACCGTAATGCATAGGTGTTCCATTAATCATAAACCTAAAACATAAATCACACTTAAGATTACGATAATTGTTGATACGATTCATAACACGCTTATTATTAAAAAACGCAGATGGCGAAATAAACTGTGGTGTCGTAGGAGACGTACCACCAACAATAATGTTCTGTGAAAACACCTTAATAGGACGAGACAAAAACTTAGCTATAGACACCTCTTCAGTATCAACATTATAATGGGTGTTATCCATGTCTTGATCATAAGATGCCTCTTCGTGTAAAAAATCATCAACAAATGATGTCAAAACTTGCGTTTTGTTCTGAG